GGGCCGGACCCTGTAAGCGTTCTTGTGGTCTTCCCTGTGCTTCCATCCACTGCCGCCTGTATGCCCTTCTCCCACGGGCAAGAAACATCCTGTCCATAGTTGTTGTTTCCATGCGGTATTTTCCCGCTTTTCTTGCAGCGCAATCCCAGCGCCGTAAAAACTCCGCTCTGGTTCAGATGCCACCCAGCCCCCTTCTTCCGGCAGGCCGCTAAAGCCTGGTCAAAAGTAATACTTGCCCTGGGGTCACGCAATGGCAAAGAATACGCCCGGTCATGCAGCACAACATTTTGAAACTTTGAAACCCATATGGCATCCTTTTCCACTCCATCCACAATCCAGAACGGCAATGTTTCCTGTGTGCCGCCAGCAATTAAGTCTGAATACTTCATTTTCGGCACACCAACCGTGATACTGGGCATCCCAATATCATCAAAAATCACCTTGTTATTGCTTCCGAAACTTTCTACCGCCAGCGCCAAATCATCAAAATTGCTCATGTCTTATCCCTCCATCTTCCATAAAATCAGTGTACATTTATTCATATCAAAAGGCACCGGAACGGAAACTGTCTGGTATCTTCCTTCGCCTTCCTGCTGCCTTTCTCCCATTTCCATGACCACTTCACCTTCCACGGTTTCATATTCCCTTGCAGGGATGACCACCTGTGCTACATACTTTTTGGCGTTTTCTCCCACACCAATTACCAGGCCATCTTCCGTGTCCAGGCAAATATCCAGAACGGTTTCATAATCTCTTTCACGGCTGGCAAGGTTGATGGTCAATTCATCATCACCAAAAGTGATTTTTTTAGAAGTCACCTGGTAATCAATGTGTTTCCCTTCCTCTTTCTCCATCACCTGTATTCCTGCTGTTTCTGCCGTCCTCATAACCTTATCTTCCATAGCGCTTTCCCTCCTTATATACTTCGCTGGTCCTTGCTGCGATAATTTCAGCAGCTTCCCTTTGCTCCGGCGTTCCCCTGCCATTTACACCATAGGACCGCAAAACCGCCCGTTCCTGCTGTTTCCTTTCTTCTGATTTCACAAAGCTGTGCCCATTCATCTGTAAAATCCTCCTTTCACAAATACTTTTAAATTCACGCTTCTGGCGCTGCCAGTAAATGCGATTTTAAAGCCGTTTTCCAATTTACCAGACACGACCACTTCACCAGGAAAGCCGCCAGAATATCCCAGCACATCAGCAGAAACCGTATAATTTTTATGGTTCCTTTTCCTTCCCAGTGAAACAGTTTTTTCCGAGTTATTGAAAGGGAACGTTTCATTATTTGTCAGTGTGACTTCCATCACATCCCCCGCCAGGTCTTCCGCTTCCTGCCTGTTATGCATGGCCCCAATAAGTGCCAGGGCCGCCATTTCCGTTCCCTGGATGCCCCACGCCTGCATATTGCTGAAATTCTGTGCGTTCTGCGGCGTTCCTTCCTGCAGCACTTCCCCTTCAACTGGTTTATGGGTTATCGTTCCATCATCATTTTTGCTTTCCGTGTAACGGTCTTCAAATTCCGTCACATGGTCCTGCCATTGCAACCATTCCATCTGTCTTCCTCCTATCCTTCTACTTCTTTAACAGAAAACGTAAACCGATACAAAACGCCTTCCTGCACCTGGGAAAGTTCAATTTTTTCCGACTTCTCCGCCCATAGCTTCCCGCCATAGTTATAAAGCTGCACTTTTTCAACGGTTACGGTCTTTCCAGCCTGCGGCGTAATCTGTATGTATACAGCCACCCTTCCATCTTTCAGCCGTTCCCTTCGGTGTATCTTATATTCTTCTGTCTTCCCGCTTATGGTTACCTTTGCATATGCAATACTGCGGTCAATAAAAACTTTGAAGTCTTCCATTGCCTGTGCCGTCAACATGGTTTAGTACCTCCCTTCTTAAATCCTGCGTTTACTTCCACAAGGTTTGATTTTATAGTGAAATGCAGCCATTTCCGCCGCATTACCCACGGTATTTCCTTCCGTTTGCTCATGTGTGTTCCGCTGCGGTACTGTTCCGGTCTGCGGACTATGATAATTCTGGGCATCCGCTTTTAATAAGGCATCCACCCTTTTATCATCCATGCCGGATTTTATGGCCCGTTTTGGGGCCGTTCCGGCCTGCGTGGTCTGGTATACCTTCTTTTCTGTCATGGTGTTCAATTCCTCTGTATTGTCCGCCACTCTGGCCCTTCGGTTTCTCTGCGGATGTTCCCCTGCTTTTATCTCTCCGGCCTGCGGGCTTGAATATCCCATCATATCCAGCGCCGTTTCTACATCCATGTGAACTGTTCTTTGATTGAAAATGATGTTCCGCTGCGGAATAGTACCTGTTTGCGGTGAAGCAAAGATAAATCCGGCCCGTTCTGTTCCTACAACCACCGTTTCCCTTGCAATCCCGGCCCGTACATTCCTATATGGATATGTGCCCGCTTTTATCCTCCTGGTCACTGGCGTATTGTAAATAAAGAAGTCTGTGTGCGTTCCCACATCCACTTTTATGCTGCTTTGATACACCACCCCATCAAGCCAGGAAGACAGCCTTTTATACATCTTGATTGCCCGTACAATCTGCTGATAACTGGCTGTAATGTGCTGGTTCGTCACATCACATATCACCTGGAAGTGATGCGGTTCCCCTTCATAGTCAAACCATTCTTCCACTTCACTATATGGATAGATGCCGCCCAGGGCCTTTTCAATGGCATACTTCGTTCCCATCTTCTTATGTACTTTCACACTATCCCTTAGAATGTTCCTTTTAGCTTCTATCGGATAGCTGTAATCGTACCAGTCAACATGCATGTCGTATGCCAGAATATCCACCAGGTCTTCCGGCAATTCATCAATCCTGGAATATATCAGCACATCCCGTATGTGGCCGGAAACCCCCAGCAGTTCATCCGCCAGGCCACGGGCCAGCGCTACCATTTTTTCATCATATTTCAAAGCACCTGGCAGGAATTGCAGAAGGTCCATGCTGTAAATGTCGTTATTCATCCTCAATTCCCCCGTTCTGCACATTCATGGCATCACGGTTCAAGCGTGCAACGTGGTTTTCTTCTACCACCTCAAATTCTGGTTTTCTGATTACAACACGTTTTACTCCGGTTTCCATCAGATACGCATTTAAGATAGACGGGTTAATATCCCGGCCCATCTTTTCTGTCTGCCATGTAATATATCTTTCAACTGCTGCCCTGGCATCCGCTTCAATAATGCTGAAACTGGCCTGGCTATATCTGGGAATATAAAATGTCACATCAATATCAAACAGGTTTTCCTCTGGCGTTGATACCCGCACCAGGTCCGTAAGTGGCCGCACATCATCAGCGTTCAAAGCTGCTTCAATCTCCTTTAGCACGGTTTCTGTTGGCTGCTGCCCGCCTTGCAGCAGCACCCGCACATCCACCACACCAGGTTCCGGGGTAGTGGCCGCAACATCCGCAATCGCCACGCTGGTAGACTTTGCAAAATACGCATATCCGTTCACGGGTCCTGCTGTGGAAAAACTTTCCATGCTTTCCCGCATACGCTCATAATATTGCGTGTCGTTCTCCTGCTCCGCCCCTCCCGTGGTCTTTGTGATATTCTCCACTTTCAAGAAATAGTCATATGCATCCACAATTTCTTTCACCTGGCCTGCTGCCAGGTCATTCCCCACGGTTCCTGCTATCTGGCATTGCCCATGTACATCACCATAAAGGCTTCCTGCCGGAATTTCCAAGTCTTCCGTTGTTTCAAAGGTGATTGACCCATCAAACGTTATCCTTGTGCCCTTTTTTATGATGATACTTTGCGGCTGTGCGGCAGAAATATAACAACGGAATGTTGCCGTTGCCGGGCTTGCTTCCAGGCGCTTAATATCTTTGAATAACTCCGCCAGGCTGTCCAGGTATTCCCCTTCTGCATATCTTGGCACGTTCTTTTTTGCTGTATCATTTATCAGTACCCGTTGTTGTATAACTATGCTGGAACACCAGGCAATAAAAAGACGTTCCGGGGAAGCAGGATAAACTTTCCGGCCCGTCATCAACTCATAAAGTGCAATCATATTGTTTTCAATAATTTCTGCATCCGTTTCCAAAAATTCAATATCCGGGTATGTCCGGCTATCCATTTTCCTTCACCCCTTCCAACTCAACCACAACAATAAGTTTTCCCGTCAAATGGTCTGTTTCAAATCTCACTTCCGATATTACCGCCCGTGGTTCATACTTTTCTATCTGGTCATAAACCGTTCCGACCGCCAGGTTTTCCATAACATTTATTGGCCTTCCATAAAAAGCGCCCGGTATTCCCAGTTCCCGCAACATAGGGCACGATTGTTGTACCGTATCAAGTATTATGGCAACATTCTGTAAAACTTCTTGATGCACATTTGCTGGCGCAAGGTCTATATTTTCTAAAAGTTTCCCATCACCTTTTATCACTTCCAATATCATCACCTCTTTGGGTATTCTTTTAATGTGACTTTTACTTTGGCTGCCCAGCAATTCCCCTTATTATCAAAGATTTCCAAATCGGTTGAAACATCTGTACATACCCATTTGTATGTGCCGTAAACCTGTCCGCCCAGCACCAGGCGTTCCGCCTGCCCATTCCTAACCATGGTTTGAAGTTTCTTGACTTCCTTCAACGGGTTTGTTCCAAGAAATACACTAAACTTCATGGAGAAGGAAATGCTTCCCGGCTCCGGCCCTAAAAATTCCAATAGGTCTTCTTTTAAATGTCGGTCATGCGTGGCATACTTTGCGCTGACTTTCCAGCTCATTCCGTCAAAGGTTTTCACCGTTTTGTCAGAAACAGAAAAAGCCAGATTTCCGAAACTGCCTATCTTCCCCATTACATCACCTTCCCTAAAATAAAGCCGTCACCGTCACCACCCGGCACATAGATGCATACAACCATATCATTGACTTGTGGAACCCAGTCTGTCACATATGCCGCATGGCTGTGTCCTTCTGCTATTGCCGTTTTTCCGCCTTCCTGGTCACTTCTCCCAGGTACAATGCTTCTGGGGCGGCGTATCACTTTTAATGGGGCAGAAATTATGCCGCCCTTGTCATCAAATTTGACCCTGGCGGCATTTTTATCCGGGTAATAGGTTTGTACCGTACCCACTCTGATTATCTTCTTTAGAACGTTTATAACGCTTTCTTCCTCCGCCCTCAATCAATATCCCTCCAATACCTGTTCCAGTTTAATATCCGTTGTATACCCTCCTGTTAGGGTATGGCTTGCGCTGGTTACCTTATACTTTTTATCGAACTGCTGGAAGCCTTTTAATTTAACAGTAATCCCCGCCACCAGTTGAACATCCCCCACCATCTTGAAACTAGCAGTAAATTCCTGGGCATTTTTTTCCCGCAACCGCTTCATTGCCAGTTTCTTTGCATCTTCTGTGCTGGCAACCCTTTCATTAACTTCCAGGACTTGCCCCGTTCCCACGCTGCTATCTGGCGTGTATGTATATTCAATGGTCTGTTTCTTATCACTGTCTGTATAAGATACGTGGCAGCTTGTGTATGCTGCATCCGTCAACTTCGTTCCCAGCTTGAACGAAATAATATCACTGCTTCCATAAGCAATAGTTTTCACCACTGGTTTGCCGTCATATTCTGCTTTGTCAAATATAACCACTGTCATTTTGGTAACTTTCAGCGCTTTCCCGGCAGCATGGCAAAGGTCCTGCAAAAACCGGATATCCGATTGCTGCACCTGTTCTTTTTTATCATATTGCGGATTGTCTGAACTTTCATAAAGAAGTTTCATACCCGCTTCTTTGGCTATCTGGTCCGCAATGGCTTTCAGACTTATCTTTTCCCAGTTCCTTGATTTCTTTTGTATTCGCAAGGTGGATGTATAGGGAATAGATGTGGATTTCAAAGTGCATTTCCACGGCGGCCCGCTCACATCCACACTGTCTATTTCAAAAGTTCCACAATCCAGCATGGCATCTTTTCCGGTGTCATTCCAGTTTTTTTGTACAATGGCAACATCCACTGTCTTAGGTTCGGCCCCTTTTGTGATAACCTCTTTCGTTTCCGTAACCGTGGTGTTTACCGCTCCACCAGTAGTTATTTTGAAAACCTGGCCCGGATAAATCAAATTAGGGTTAGGAATGTTATTTTCCTGCGCAATCTGCGGGTATTTTGTTCCGCTTCCCAAATACCGTGAAGCAATGGCCCATAATGTATCACCACGCACTACCACATAATTGATAACCTCTTGTTTTGTGACCGTTTTGGTCACTGTTTGATTGCTCTTTATAACAGTGGGTTTCACATCCAGCCAACTACCGTTCACATTCCGTTCCCGGTCATCATATGTCATCTGAAAATCATCCGTGTTATCTTCTTCATTGTCGGTGTAGGATGCTGACAGAAGATGCTTCACCAGGTTTTCCGGCACATCCACATTTTTAAATTTCAGCCGCAATTCCACACGCCTTGCATCACTCAATCCAGCAGCCCCCTTTTCCATGGCGGCAACTGCATATCCACTTCGTCTTCCGCCTCTGGGATGGTCAAAACCACCCCAGCAGGGAAAACGATTGTTGCAGCGTGTTTGACGTTTGCTTTCAGCAGCTTATCCAGATGCAGGACACTTCCCATTTGTTCATAGGCTATCTTATCCCACATATCGCCGCTGATAGTTGTATACTGTTTAATCATATTGCATACGCCTTTCGTCATCCGCTTTTTTATCCATAAGGTCTTCCACCTTACGCAATAAATCATCATTGTTTCTTTGCAGCGTTTCTTCCAGGTCCTCCGGCTGGTCACCTTCAACAACCACTGTCGGATTATTATTGATTGTGACATAAGTGTTTCCGCCGCCCATCCCATACGGAACCTGTGGCGGTTCAACTTCCGTTGTTTCGTTCCGCACGCTGTTATAATAGTTCTGTAACTGATTGTTGTTTACTGTGCTTACATTCTGCACATCCTGGGCCGCCCTGGTTGCTTCCATGGCCGTTCTGGCCTGCTGCTGCCGCTGCATAATATCTTTTGTCTGCTCTGCGGTATAAACAACCCTTCCAGGGGCGTTTGTAATTAACTCCGGTCCTTCTTCACCAGCAATGAAAGTGTCTGGTGTGTTACGTGTACCTTTCGCAAATGTCGGCAGTGTTGGGATATTGATGCCTTTTCCTCCCACTCCCGGCACCCAGTCTGGAATTTTAATGCTGTTCAGCGCCGAAATGGCACCGTTAATGATGCCTATAATGCCATTGATAACGCCCTTCACTATGGATGTTAGGCCATCCCAAGCGCCTTGAAAAATATTTTTAATCCCGTTCCATGCCTGCGACCAATTTCCAGAAAATACGCCCTGTATAAACTGTATCAACCCAGAAAAAACCTGGCTTACTGACTGGATGATTGACATGATTGTTTGAAAAACAGTTCGGAATACAGAAAGCACACTGGGCAGCACGGCTTGAACCGTTGAAAGTATCTGCTGCAAAATTGGCTGTATAATGCTCCATATGGTCTGAAATACGGTCTGGACCACTGGAAGAACTGCGCTCAATACAGATGTGATGATTGAACCTAGTTCCTGTATTCCTTGTACAATGAACGGCAGGACCGTTGTTACAATAAAGTTGAACACTTCCTGCACAATCGGCAGTACATAAGTTTGTATGAAC